AAGCGGCGCTTTTATTGTCATGACTTACCCTGATGGCACAGCTGCAAAGGTTCTTGACATTGCGCTTAAAGAAGTCGGCACGGTCGAGGAAGGCAACAACCTGACTAAGTACGGCAAATTTATGAAGGCTGACGGCCTGCCCTGGTGCGGCTCATTTTGTAATTGGGTACTGGCAGAAGCTGGCGTAAAGGTACATAGCGTTGTAAGCACAGCCAACGGCGCACACATCTTTAAAGAAACTAATCGCTGGTCAGAAATGCCTAGCATCGGCGCTTTGGCTTTCATGGACTTTCCAGGAGACGGCATCGATCGTATTAGCCACGTAGGCATTGTCATAGATTTTAAGTATGGCGCAGATGAGGTCACACTTATTGAGGGCAACACATCTGGTACGGGCGATCAACGTAACGGCGGCATGGTAATGATTAAGAAACGCTCATTATCTAAGCAAATTGTGGGCTTTGGTGTGCCAAAATATAAGCCTTACAAAGGTCCATTACCAGATGTGCCGGTGACTAAAACAAAGGAAAAGAAAAAATGGAGCAAGCCAAAAGCCTAGCAGCATCATGGGCAAGATCATTTGTCGCCGCTGTTTTAGCCTTGTACATGGCAGGAGTGACTGACCCTAAAACTTTGGGTATGGCAGGTGTAGCAGCAGTAGCACCGGTTGTTTTGCGCTGGCTTAACCCAAATGACGCAGCTTTTGGGGTAAATAAAAATGACACAAAATGATTTTTTTACCCTGTATTTTGCAAGCCTAGCAACACTAGGGGGCCTTGCCGGTTTTGTCATTACGCATTTGTTATCTGAAATAAAGCGCCTACACGCCAGAGTGGACGAAATATACAACATTTTGTTGGAGCGATGAGATTGTCATGGCGCGTAAAAAGGTCATAGACCTAGATACTTACAACGCGTTAGACGCTTATAGTATTGCCCTGCATGAGTATTACAAGTCGCTACGCAAAGCTGGTTTTAGCGTTGAAATTGCTTTAGGGTTAATGGGCGATCGAGACACTTATCCAGAGTGGATTTTGCCGACTGTGCCTAATGAAATACATCCGCTGCCTTATGATGACGATGAGGATTAATGCGCCGCATAGTGGTCGTCAGCGACCTGCAAATACCATTTCATGACCAGCACGCCGTTAAAAATTTGGTTAGTTTTATTAAGTCATTTAAGCCAGATGAGGTTGTGACAATAGGCGATGAGATCGATTTCAACACAATCAGCCGATTTGCAGATGGCACGCCAGAGGCCTATGAACAGACTTTGGGAGACGATCGCGATGCGGCTGTTCAGGTACTTTACGATTTACAAGTAACGCACATGGTCAGGTCTAACCATAGTGACCGGTTATACACAAAGATTATGCTAAAAATACCTAGTTTTTTATCTTTGCCAGAGCTGCGATTTGAAAAATTTATGAGACTAGATGAGTTAGGTATTACTTACCATCGCAGCGCTTTTAACATTGCTCCTAATTGGGTAGCGGTACATGGAGATCACACGCCGCTAAAAATGCATGGCGGTCTGTCAGCTTTAGAAGCGGCTAGACGTTATGGTAAATCGGTCATATCCGGTCATACTCACAGGATGGGCCGCAGCTCATACACAGAGGCTATAAACGGCCGTAGGGGTCGCATCCTGCATGGGGTCGAAATTGGCAACCTCATGGACATGTCTAAAGCTGGCTACGTCAAAGGCTATGCAAATTGGCAGTCTGGATTTGCCATTATGTATGTCAAAGATAATAACGTCCAGGTTGATCTGATTTACATAGAAAAGGACGGCACGTTTATTGTTGCCGGTAAGCGCTATGGACGATCTCGATAACGATTTAGGGCGCTCGATCGATGACCATATAGACGAAATTGAGGCTTTGCCATTTAAGCGTAAGACACGCCGACAATTACTTAAATCTTGACCTTGTCAGTCTAAGCCGTCACTATGTATTTCGGGAGCAGTTTTGACGTCGCTCCCTTTACAGAAACGGGAGCAACATGTCAACAGAACAAATTATAGGCTTTGCCGTATTGGCACAGCTGTTAGTTAGCACGATTATTTACAGCATGGGTTACAAAGATGGTAAATCGGTCGGCTACCATCATGGCCGATCAATCGGCATGGCTTTGGGTAAAACTAAGGCGGTAAAGTAAATGGGGTTTTTAGACAATTACGAGGACGTGGCAGCTCGCATTAAGCGTTTTTGGGTTGCTCATCCTGCTGGTCGCATTGAAACTAACATAATTGATTTTAACGCAGTAGCTGGTTACATAATGATCGAGTGCCGCCTATATCGTGATTACCAGGATGAAAAGGCTAGCGCTACAGATTACGCATTTGGCCGCGTTGAGGCATACCAGGCGAGTATGAAGCGCTGGTATGTCGAGGACACAGTTACAAGCGCTATAGGTAGGGCTATTGGGCTTTTACTAGGGTCGGACACAAGACCTACTAAAGAAAATATGGCAGCTGTAGAGTCGATGCCCCAGCCATTTGCAACAGAGGACGAACCTGATCCCTGGAGTAAGCCATTTATAGAGGATGGTTTTACAACAGCGCATCAGGCAATGGCTGAAATAGGTAGTCAACTAGGCGGTCAACTTATAGCAGAAGCTCCATTATGTAAGCATGGCCACATGGTCTTAAAGCAAGGCACATCGGCTAAAACAGGTAAAGAATATCGAGGCTACGTCTGCACCGGTAATGTCAAGTCAGCCCAATGCCCACCAGTCTGGATGAATAAATTACAGGATGGCACATGGAAGGTACAAGACAATGGGTAGCATAGAATTTACAAAGCCAAATGGCGAGACAACAAAAATAAACATAGACGGCACAATAGAGACAACCATAGACGTGCCATTCGTCGAGATGTGCGACGGCTGTGAGACATGGCAAGACCTATTTCATGGCGCTTACACATCTAGCGACGGGCTGACCTTGTTATGGCTTTGCGAGCGTTGTAAATGATCCTGGTGCAGCTCGATGACGAGCGCCAGATAGAAATTACAATCTTTGGCCTTATTCGAGCCATTAAATACATCGACCAATGGCAAGGCAAATGGCATAAGCGCAATTACGTCAGCGATCAAAAACAAATGAACTTTGCTCAATTTGTTGATTTACAAGCTAACTCTTTAGGAGCTGAGATGGCAGTAGCTAAATACTTTGGCTTATCTATTGATTTAGGCAACGAAAATTTTAAAGATAGGGCAGATGTAGGCGACAAAATAGAGGTCAAGCACACAGTCTGGAAGGATGGTCATTTAATACTGACAGATGATGACAGAAAGACCGATATAGCCATTTTGGTCACAGGCAAATTGCCTAATTACTATCTATGCGGCTGGATACCAATAAACATAGCCAGACGGCCACAACAAAGGCGCAGCGATGGGTCTTACTGGATTAACCAATCAGATTTACACCCTATAGGCGATTTAATTAGGAGCAGTCATGCAAATAAAATATCAATGTCGGATAGAAAAGAAACTCACAACACAGACCATACGGATAGTCACAGATAACCTGCCAGCTTACGTACACGTTATTCAATGTAACAGCTGTGGAGTTATGGGCGTTGCACAGATAGACAAAGATACGGCCTATGCCGATCTATGAGTTTAAATGTCCGGTCTGTTCCACGCTAACGCCAGTTAAAGCTGCCGTCGATGAGGATTTTACGCCGCCTGGTTGCCCCTATTGCATGGTAAGCATGGAGCGTATATGGACGGCTACACCTGCACACTTTAAGGGTCGAGGATGGGGTAGCGATAAATGACAACTGTGGATAACCTGTGGACAACACGCCAAAGATACGCTCGATTTATGCACATATTTGCAATGTTCTTGACAAGGTCGGTACGCTTCATGCTATCGCGAGAGCCGGTGTGCCGGCTTAGCTCGCAGCGAGTGCTGAGGCTATGGGCAGGGCTATGCCTATGTATAGGCTCGATTGCAATAACGATGCAACCGGTACAAGCTGCAACACAAGCTGATTATCTAAAGCTATATGCGCATTTAAAAATTGTGAGTAGCGAGCAATATAAATGCTTTTATTGGATTATTACTAAAGAGTCTCAATGGGATAGTAATGCTCGTAATGGCAGTCATTATGGGTTAGGCCAGATGCAATCAACCTGGTATAAAAACTTAGACCCATATAGGCAGATAGATGCTACAGTCGCATACATAACTAAACGTTATAATACACCTTGTAAAGCTAAGGCACACCATGAGCGTAAGGGCTGGTACTAGTGAGCGCATTACGTGATAGTGGTAGCACAAGTAGATGGCGCAAGATTAGACAGCGTATTATTAATCGTGATCGAGGTCTATGCCAGATGTGTAGCAATGAGGGCGATAGTGTTGACCATATCGTGCCCAGATCACAGGGCGGCACAGATGATGATGATAATTTGCAGCTATTATGTCGATCATGTAATTCATCGAAAGGCGGTCGGTTTTTTA